GCAGTTATTGATCTTTTTAATAGTAATAAAAATAATACTCTTCAATATATTAAAACAGAAATTTTAAGAGACGCACCAGATGTTCCTACAATGGTTATTAAAGCGTCTGGTACTGATTATGCAGAGGTAACTGATAAAGATGCGTTGGGTGTATTCTTACCTCAGGTTCAGTTTGTAAAAGCATATCCAAGTAGAACATCAAAACAAATGTGGTATGTAGAATTAAAATCTGGTCAAGATAGTTTGACTATCGAAATGTCAATAAGAACAAATAAATCAGGTCATGCTGGAGTTAAAAAGTTAGGTCAGTTTTCTCTTGCAGTTAAATATAACGGATTAAAAAAATGAAGAAATTTTTAGAAGAACAAGAAGGAACAAAAAATCTACACTTAGAACATTTAGAAGATCATATTCTAAACTTTGGTACAGATGGTGGAAGAGCATCAATAAACTTTTTAAGAAGTTTAAGAGATATGTTAGCAGGTTCTTCTAGATCGTCTGTTAATATGACTGTCAAGTGGGATGGTGCGCCTGCAATCTTTGCTGGCATTGACCCTGCTGATGGTAAGTTTTTTGTTGCAAAGAAAAGTGTATTTAATAAAAGTCCAAAGTTATATAAAACTAATAAGGAGATTGACAATGATTTATCTGGTCAACTTAACTCAAAGTTTAAAATTGCTCTCAAGGAGTTTTCAAAACTTAACATTAAAGGTGTACTTCAAGGCGACCTCATGTTTACAGATGATGTCGGAACTGATAAGATCGATGGCGAGAACTATTATACTTTCCAGCCAAACACTATCGTATATGCTGTTGCTGTTGACTCTGATATTGGTCAACAAGTAAAGAAAGCAAAAGTTGGTGTAGTATGGCATACAACATATGAAGGTAGTGAATTACAATCAATGAAAGCAAAGTTTGGTGCAGATGTTAGTAAACTAACTAAATCAAATTCGGTGTGGATGGATGATGCAACATATAAAGATGTATCTGGTAGATCAACATTTACACAAAAAGAAACAGACGCAATCACATCAATATTAGCTGATACAGGAAGAACATTTAGAGCAATTAATGGTCCTTTGTTAAGAAAGTTTATGAAACTACAAGAGAGTATGACAGGGGCAATGGTAGGTGCAGGTTACAAAACATATAATAATAGTAAAGTAAGACAAGGACAAAAGATTACTAATCCTAAACAACATGCAAACGGATATTTAAAGTGGGTAGAAGATAGTTTACAGAAACAAATAGATAAAGTTAAAACCCCCAATGCGAAACAGAAATATAAAAATATACAAAAACAATATATAATTGAACTTAGAAAACATACTAATAATCTTACTAATATTGCGAAGTTTCAAAACTTACTTATAGATGCTAAAATGCAGATTGTAAGAAAACTAAATAATGTAAAGCAACTGACTGACACTTTTATTAAGACTAGTAATGGATTTAAAGTGACAAACCCAGAAGGTTATGTCGCAATTGACAGAGTATCGGGTAATGCAGTAAAACTAGTAGATCGAATGGAGTTTTCGTTTAATAACTTCACAGCGATAAAGGCATGGGACAAATGAAGCACTTTAAAGAATTAGCAAAAGACTTAGAAGAAATCAGAGTCGTTAATATGGTTCAAAGAAGAAAGATGGCAAGAAAGATGAGAATACTTGCCAAATCATCAGCATTCAAAGCAAAAAAAGCTAGATCGATGTTAAGAGTGGCATCACCAGAAAAAATCCAAATGAAAGCAAGAAAACTTGCTAAGAAAAAGATAGTAGGCAAATACTATCCTAATTATAATGACATGTCCCCACAAATGAAAATTAAAGTTGATCAAAGAATTGCATCAAGATTTGGTGCGATCATTGGTAAGATTGCACAACGAGCAGTTAAGAATGTAAGAAGAAACGAAATATTAAAAGTTAAAAAGGCAAGAGCCGCAAAGGCAAATAAAGCAGATGAAAAAATTGGAAAAATTTAGTCTCTACGAGGCACCAGGAAAGGGCGAAGTTGTATTTACATTTGGTAGATTCAATCCACCAACTACTGGTCACGAAAAACTTATTAATAAAGTAAAGTCAGTTGCAGGTAGCAATGACTATAAGATTTTTCCCTCATATACACAAAATCAAAATAAAGACCCATTACCTCATGCGTTAAAGATAGCATACATGAGAAAGATGTTTCCTAGACATGCAAGAAATATTATTGCAGATAAGAAAGCATTAACTGCGATGAACATTGCAACAGCATTATACGATCAAGGTTATACAGAATTAACTATGGTTGTAGGTAGTGATAGAGTTAAAGAGTTTGAAAGATTACTAACAACATATAATAATGTGTCAGGTAAAAGACATGGGTTTTATAATTTCAAAAAAATTAAAGTAGTTTCTGCTGGGGATAGAGACCCAGATGCAGAAGGTGTATCAGGTATGTCTGCAAGTAAAATGAGACAAGCCGCAGTTGATGGTAAAGTACAAGACTTTGAACAAGGAGTACCATCAGGTTTTAAAGACGCAAGAAAATTATATAGAGACGTTAGAAAGAACATGGGCATTCGTGAACAAAAAGACATGGGTAACATGAATGATTACGAATCATTAAGAGACGCTTATCTAACAGGTAAGATATGGAACATAGGTGATATTGTTGAAGCAAATAATATATCTGGTGAGATTATTCAAAGAGGTACTAATTATGTTGCATTCAAAGATAAAACAAACAAAGTACATAAAGCTTGGTTAAATGATATTAACGAAGATAAAGAAGTAAAACAAGACAAAGACATTAAAGATAGAGAAGGTACACAACCTGCAAAATATTATGCTAAAGATGCTGAAGGTGATAAGATGTCGAAATCTACTAAACAAGCAAGGGCAAGACACTTTGCAAAATATGGAAAGAAGAATGACGATATGGATAAAAATTATAAACCAGCACCTGGCGATGCAGGTGGAAAAACTAAACCATCTAAACATACTAAAAAATATAATCAAATGTTTGGTAAAGAAGAATATGATTCCCCTTACTTCAATGAAAAGATTGACGGACTAGTTAAGAAAGCAGATAAGTCAGGTATGCCTTATAGTGTTTTGAAAAAAGTATATGACAGAGGAATGGCCGCATGGAAAACAGGACATAGACCTGGTACAACACCACAACAGTGGGCGTTTGCTAGAGTAAACTCTTTCATTACTAAATCAAGTGGAACATGGGGTGGTGCAGATAAAGACTTAGCAAAAAAAGTTAAAGGTGAGTCATTTACATATCCTAATGAATATGCAGCTCATACAAGAGACGTAACACCAGGTGAGAAAAAGAAAATTACTAAAGAAAACATTGATGAGTGGTTTGTTTCTGAAAACACTAGATTTGAATATGCATTAAGATTCGAAGATGATTGGTGGTGGAAACTAAATGAAACTCATGATGCAATGTTAGAAAAGATCGGTGTGTCTTGTTGTGAACCTTGCGAAGAAGAAACAGTAGATGAAAGTCTATGGGCAAACATTCATAAGAAGAGACAAAGAATTAAACAAGGTTCTGGTGAGAAGATGAGAAAGAAAGGTGACAAGGGAGCACCTTCACCCGATGCAATCAAAAGAGCAAAAGGTGAACAACTATCATTCAAAGAATATCAAGAAACTAATGCTTGGGGTGAAATAGAAGAAGATGCTGAGTATCAAGGTAGAAAAGTAAAACTTAATAACCCTATGCCAGGCGATGTAAAGAAAACAAAAGTATATGTAAAAAACGATAAAGGTAATGTTGTCAAAGTAGAATTTGGTGACCCAAATATGGACATTAAAAGGGATGACCCAGAAAGAAGAAAGAGCTTTAGAGCAAGACATAATTGTGACAACCCAGGTCCTAAGTATAAAGCAAGATACTGGTCATGTAAATTTTGGAGTACAAAATCTGTATCAGATTTAATGAAAGGTTAAGCAGTGCAAGAACTAAGTCAATTCATGTCTCTTGTTTCTACTGAATCACAAAAGGTTCAAAAGATCAAGGAAGAAAAAGAAAAGAGATTAACACCTAAGATAGATGTTAATAAATCTCTTGGCGATTTCTTTGCTATGATTTCTGAGGTAAAATCTGTATCGTCTATTGTTGAGGCCCCTAAGGTTTCTGGCGACCATGACTTGTTTAAATCAAATACACACTTACAAATTTCATTACCTGAACCTAAAGAAGATTTAGAATCTGAATTAGTAAAAGTTAAAAATACAGTATCAGGTAGAACAGAAAAAGATATACAATCAGTTAAAGATCATGATACACATACTTGGTATGCAATTGAACAATATTGTAAAGAAAATAATTTAGAATACAATGAAGGTCTATGTGAAAGTATAGTCGTTCAATCTAAACCAACAATTAAATATTTTAAAGATATGTTCGCAGTAAAAAGACCTTTTGAAATAGATGGTACTTTAGATGTATTACCTAGTACAACAAATAATACTAGAAGTTATCCTAGTGGTCATGCAACACAAGCAATGTTAGTTGCATTGCACCTTTCTGAAAAACACCCAGATCATAAAGATGCATTGATTAGAGCTGCAAAAGAATGTGGTCTAGGAAGAATTGTTGCTGGGTTTCATTATCCTATGGATTATAAAACAGGTAATCTTCTTGCAGAAAAAATGTTTGTATTAATGAATAGAGATATGGAAGAAGCTGCTAGAATACCTAGAAAGAAAGGTCAACCTGCAGGTTCAGATAAACATTCTGATTTATATACAGATGAAAATCCTAAAGGTACTATTCACGGATTAGGATTTAAAGACCCAGAAACTGCGAGAGCAAGTATTAAGAAAATAGAAAACTCTGGTAAAACACATGCTCATAAAGTACAAGCGGCTGTTGCTATGGAACAAAGAGCAAAAGAAATGGGTAAGAGTGAAGAGGCTGCAATCTATAGAGCATACATCGAAAAGATGAAAAAGAAAACTAAAGAAATGAATAAAGAAGATTATACTCATTATCCAACTCAGGTAGACCCAAAGAAAGATAAATCTGATGGTTGGATAGTAGGTGACCCTACTCAACCAATAATATTTGATGGTGGGGATACAAAAGATATTCTAGATAAAGCAAATAAAGAAGTTGAAAAAGAAAGACAAGTTGTACAAAAACCATTTATAAATGAAGAAGTAAACGCACAAAGAATTGATGTACTAAAAACTTTCTTTAATAAACTAGATCACTTTGAAGAAACAATAAATCAAAGAGAACTTGCTCAGAAAATGAAACGATATATGCCTGAAGCTAAAGACTCAAATGAATTAACAGAATTAAAAGAACAATTTAATCACTTTAGAAAACTGGTCACGCATCAAATGTCAACTATTGGCGGTGGTGGTGCTGTGAACCTTCTTGACTTGGACGACATTGATACATCATCACTTGGTAATGGAAAATTTTTAGTATATAACTCAACATCGGGTAAACTAGAATTTACAGATCAAGTGGATGGTAATTAATGTCATTAAAGATTAAGATAAAAAGAGTTTCAGGTGTACCAAGTACTTCAGATTTAGAGTCTGGTGAAATAGGTTTAAATACATCCAATAACCAACTATATGTAAATATCGGTGGAACAATAACTGCTGTTTCTGGTGGTGGTGGAGGTTCTGTTGATTTATCAGCAGTTGCTCAAGACATTGTACCAGACTCAGATGATGCTAGAGATTTAGGTTCATCATCTAAGAAGTGGGCAGAATTATATTTATCTGGTAGTACAATATTTTTAGGAAATGCAAAAATCAAAGCAAATTCTGCTGGAGAAATTACAGATAAAGATGATAATAAATTAGCAATTGCAAATGAAGAGGGAGCACCTATTAGAATGGTTCCTTTATTTACAGCATCAGGTGGATTAACTACACCTGCAAAAAGATTAACTTTTAAAGCAAATAGTGCTAGAAGTTTAGTATATAAAGACACTTTTACAAAAGCAAATGGGAGTAGTTTATCATCAACTAACGCAACCCAACTATTTGAGTTTTAATAAGGATAAATAAAGATATGAGCGCAAAAACACCAATTAGAACAGTATTCGATGGCAGTAATAATGCAACAGGTCTTGCTGAATATCAATCAGGCGAGTTTATAGCATTAACGCATGGTGGGTTAGGTGCGTCTTTATCTATTGGATCAGCAGGTCAAGTATTAAAAGTAAATTCTGGTGCTAGTGCGTTAGAGTTTGGAAATGTAGAAGCAGTCCTTAATATTGACGGAATGACAGACGGAACAGGTATCACTGTCGTTGACGGTGACTTACTTGCGATCTCAGATGGTGGAACAGAAAAAAGAATTACTGCATCACAATTAAAATCATATATCGGTGGATACGATGGTGACATTACAACTATCGACATTGATGGTGGAACAGATATTGGTGCTGCTTTAGCAGATGCCGATTTATTAATAGTAGATGACGGCGCAGGTGGAACAAACAGAAAAATGGCTGCATCTAGAATTAAAACGTATGTTGCAGATGTAACTTTAACAACAGCCGCACAAACAAATATTACTTCACTAGGAACATTAACAGCATTAACTGTTGACAACATTGTAATCAATGGTGCAAACATTGGACATACAAGTGATGCAGATGCTATTGCTATTGACTCTTCTGGTAATGTCACACTTTCTCAAAATTTAATAATTACAGGGGACTTTACTGTAAATGGTTCTACAACTACAGTAAACTCAACAAATACAACAATAGATGATAACTTACTAGAATTAAATAGTGGCGCTTCTTCAAATGCTAATGATAGTGGTATTATTATTGAAAGAGGTTCTACTGGTGACAACGCTGTTGTTATGTGGGATGAATCAGCAGATCAGTTTGTAGTTGGAACAACAACGGCAACTGCAAGCTCAACAGGAAATATTTCACATACTAAAGCAGATTTTCAAGCTGCACAAATCACAGGTTCTTCTGGTGTATTTACAAGCACAGGTGTAAGCAATGTAATGACAGTTTCAGGTACAGACGATGGCGCAGGCGAGGGACCAGATATTGTTATTAAAAGAAACTCTGCAAGTCCAGCTGATGAAGATGTTTTAGGTGCATTAGTATTCAAAGGTGAAAACTCTGCTGATGAGGCAGTCACTTATAGTAAAATAAGATCAAGAGCGTTAGATGTCACAGACGGAACAGAGGATGGTAAATTAGAATTATTTACAATGAAGGCAGGTTCATCTACTTTGGCAGCGACACTTGATAGTACAGGATTATTTTTAAACACAGGTTTAACTTTAACATTTGAAGGTGGAACTGCAAACGCACACGAAACAACATTAACGGTTGAAGACCCAGATGGTGATAGAACAATTACTTTACCAAACGCTACAGGTACGGTAGTTTTAAAAGATACTACGGATACATTAACAAACAAAACTCTTACAGCACCAACTATGACTGGTACTGCTGTTGCGGCAGATTTAGATATATCAGGTGATGTAGATGTGGACGGTACTTTAGAAACAGACGCATTAACAATTGGTGGCACTACTTTAGCAGAGGTTATTTCTGATACAGTTGGTGCAATGGTTTCATCAAATACTGAAAGTGGTATTGCAGTTACTTACGATGATAGCGATAATACATTAGACTTTACAGTAGGAACACTTAATCAAAATACAACAGGATCAGCTGCAACTTTAACAACTGCAAGAACAATTGCTGGTCAATCATTCGATGGTTCTGCTAATATAGCAATTGCATCAACAGATTTATCAAATACAAGTGCGATTGCATTATTAACATCATCGCAAACACTTACAAATAAAACTTTAACATCACCTCAAATTAATACACAGGTTGATTTCCTAGCAAGAGCAGAAGCAAGATTTCAAGATGCAAGTGGTGGACAATATGTTGCTCTTGAGGCACCTGCAACAGTTTCAAGTAATGTCACATTTACATTGCCTGCGGCAGATGGTTCTGCTGGACAAGTTATTAAAACAGATGGTTCTGGTGCATTAAGTTTCACAGGTGTTGCACAAGCAGGGTTTTCACAATCAACTTTAACAATTGCACCAGGTTCAGTTGGTGATTTCAATTTAGCAAAAACAGATAATGCAGGTGATGCTGAGAGTGGTCTAACTGCTGGTGCTACAGATGATTTTGGAGTTGCAATTGGTTCGGTGTTTGATTTAATGGAACCTACAGGAAATGACGGAACTACGACAGATTTCGGAGCATTCAGTTAATGAATACTATAAATAGACTATAAGGATATAAAAATATGATAAGATATGGACAAACAATGGCAGAAGCACTTAAAGGGATTAACGAAAAGTTAAAACCCTCTGATGGTGCAGGTGCATATGTTAAAGATTTTAAAAAGTCAGATGCTCCACAATTCAAGGGAAAATCAGATAAAAAGAAACAAGATATGGCAATCGCTGCATATCTAGATGACAAAGAAGAAAATATGAAAATTGGTGATAACGAAAATGTTAATGAAAAGATGATGAAAGGTTTTGTCGTAAGATATACAGATAAAAGTGGTGAAAGACTTGCAATTCCATATAAGACAAAAGATAGAGCAAAAGAAGAAGTTAAAGCACTAAAAAAAGTAGGTGCAAAAGATATAGAAATTACTACTCATAATTTAAACTTCAAAGAAGAAGAAACTCAAGAAGCAGTATCACCTGAACAACAAGCTGCTATTGCAATTTCTAAAAAAGAAAAAGAAAAGGATGATGCAATTTTAGTAGATAAAAAGAAAACAAAATTTGAACAATTGACAGGTGTACCTAATCCTAGAACAGAGGGAAGAAAAAGTAATTATGCAACCGATGATGAGGATGAAGAGGGAGCAAACAAAAATATTATTATGCAACTCTACAAAGCAATAAGTTTGCGAGGTAGATTTGATGTCGTATTCGATGACGGCAAAAAAGAAAAAGTAAAAGAACCTATCGCTCAAAAAGCAATTGCAATGCATAGGACTTTTAGAACATCAAAAGATAGATTAGCGTTTCAGAATAAAATTAGTAAATCTTATAGAGACTTATTGAACGCAATTAGATAAAGGAGAATGATATGAAATATCTAGATACTAAAGCTGAAAGTCTCGAAAATAAGATCACTCAGATTTTCGGCGAAACAGTTGCCAAAGAAGGTAACAAATTTACAAAGGCATTGAATGCTGCAAGAGAAAATGGCAAAAACTATTTTGAAGTTGACGGTAAACAATTTAAAACTGAAGACTACGCAAAAGAAGGTTTTGGTGCAAACACACCTACATCTAATCAAGGTGTTGCAACAATAAGAAGAGCACAAGCTGCACCTAAAGGCGGTAATAGAACTAACCCTGGTCAAATGAAACCAAAGACTGAAGCAATGGATAAAGTAAATCCTACTGCTGTTAAGAAAAAGTTTGATGACAGAAAAGACAAAGACATTGACAACGATGGCGATGTAGATTCTTCAGATAAATTCTTACACAAAAGAAGAAAAGCAATTTCTAAAGCAGTTAAAAAAGAGTGGATTGAAGCAGACGGTTCAGCAAGAAGAGTTTCAGAAGGCGACAAAAGAAAAAAAATGGAAAAAGTTTCTGAAGACAAAAAATCTATTGTTGATATTCAACAAGAGAAAAATCAGTCTATGAGAGAAATGCTTGCTAAGATTTGGGGAGTTGAAGAAGGTAAGTCACCTTTCATGCCACAAGAATCTAAAAAACCAATGAAGTCTGCAAAGACTGAATCAGGTGAGAAGGCAACTAAGGTTGAAGTAAACCCAGAATTGCAACAACCAGGTTCAACAGTCACTACACCAGACAGGTAATAACAGTGAGAAATCTAAGTGAACTAACTCACTTAGGTGAGCAAAACTTGCCAAATATCTATTGTGATATGGATCAGGTTTTGTGTAACTTTTTAAAAGGTGCAGACGATGCCGTAGGTGGTTCGTTTGTAACGGCAGATAGAAAGACCCGTTGGAATACTATTACTTCAATGGGTAAAAAGTTTTGGGAAAACTTGGAGTGGATGCCTGGTTCAAAACAGATGTATTCATTCATATCAAAGTATGACCCTTATGTACTTTCTGCTTATTCTGATAAAGATGCTACTGGTTCAAAGACAGGTAAAATGAACTGGTTGAAAAAGAATACTAAATTTAAAAGAAGCAAAATCAATTTAGTATTAAGAGATCAGAAAAAGAAATTTGCGAAAGATAATGACGGAAAAGCAAATATTCTTATAGATGATTATGAAAAGAATATAAAAGAGTGGGAACAGGCAGGAGGTATAGGAGTAATATACACAAATGCCCCTAATACTATTAGAGAATTGAAGAAATTAGGGTTCAAATAATTATAAATAATGTTATAAAACAAAACAAAAACTAGGAGAAAACAATGGGGTTATGGAAAAAATCTACTTCTGCTGATAGCAGACCTGTGTTTCTAAAAGGTGACGGAGCCGAAGGTGCTGGTGGCAAACTAGAAGATTGCATTGCTACTACTAGAGGTTGGGAACTTAAAGCAGGAACGGCGGCAAGCGGCAATGATAATGCTGATGCTGACTCAGAAATTTTAGTTGCAATGGGCGGATTATCTGCGGCACTTGGTGCGGCAAACTTAATGTCTGTCGATTGGACTGATGGTACTTACGCACACGATGGTAGTGCTGACTTCGATCTCGTATTTACTTACGATGAAGTAGTTACAGTTACATCAGCTGCGGCAACAGCCAACAACACAATATCAAACAAAATACATACATCTATGCATATATTAGGTCCAACTGATATGGCTAAAGATGCAGATATGAAAATGCAATACCAATCAGGTAGTGGAACAAACAAAATTACA